TCCAAGTCATTGTCTAGACTAAAATCTCCTTAGTAGTACGTATTCCCCGGCATAACCTTCATTAAGTAAGAGCACCAACATCTTCCCCGGCATAATGCCAAAGAAGTAACACGTACTTTACTTAAAGGAATTATACCAGACGAGTATGATCTAAAACCATACCCGCGAACAAGGGCTCCCGCCTGTTCGTCCTGTGTTGCAGTTATATGTCCGGAGATGCCCAAACTCCGCCTATTTCTCACTATGGTTGACAAGGTTTTCGTGTGATTCTCAGCCACATGCCTATTACAATAAAATTGCAGTGAAACCAAATTAAATAAGTTAAGTTAGATATAATACACTCTCGACTTGGTGTCTCCAAAAGTTTTCCATCCGAACTGTGTACACTCTAAACTCAACCCCATTCCAAAGGGATTCCAAACCTAAGGACGAGCGGCTTTTAACGACATCCGACTTCAGGTCAACAAAGCCGACCCAAAAAAGGGTCGGCTCAAAGGAAAAAATGATCCCTCGTAATTCAAAAACACACCCCGGGATCGATAGGGAGTGATGATTTATAAAACATAACAATGGCATTCCAATTAAGCACCAGGATCAGTCGCGATCGTGGGCTGATAAAACAATGGTGGAAGACCATTAAAAAAGAAAAAATTCAAATCCTCTCCTGCAGAGCAATACAAACGAATAAAGGAGACATCATCGTCAGAAGCCGTTCCAGGTATTACTGCCTTAAAAATGTAACTTGGCTCCCGAGGGAAATCTCCAAAACTTTCGTTGTGATGCGTCATGTGAAACCTTTCATTAGCATAAAAAGGCACCTCTGCGCTGATAATAGGATTCACATTGGTATTACCGATTACATTCCCATATATCGACAACTCTGCTTCGTCATTAAGTAAGGTAATTCCGACGTTATGGAGGGGTTCGGACGCGATCTTTAGTCGTTCTACGACAGTGCGGCGAGCAGAATTTCTTTGACGGGCTATTATAGCCGTAATCGAGTTAAATCTGTCTCCACCACCAGATACATTCAATGAAGATGTATCAAAAGTCCAGCGAATTGAACCTCTCCAACCTAAGAACATCATACCTACATAATTTATAAAGTTTGTTGAAGTGGGCAAATGGTACTGACCATTAGCGTATCTTATCACCATTGAAGAGGAGAAAGTTGCTGTGGTGTCAGGAAGACGCCCTCCGTGCTCTGGATAACTCCTGCGAAAAATACTAACAAACGTCGAAGTATCCAAATCATCTAAAGTGACGACCTCCGACAAACAAGTCCTTTTGATCAATTGCCTAAACGAGGCTATAACCTCACCAAAATAAACCTTAGTGGTATCTGAATTCTCAATGAGGTTATCAGCCATTCGATCAATGGTCACAGGATCAGAAACTGGGTCATCACAACAATCCATATCTTTCATATTATCACCTTCAGCCATTTCAGGCACACCCATCTCAGCGACTGGATTGGCAACATTCCTTATCCGATAATAGGAAATTCTATTGTTTGGAGCTGCTACCTCAAAATCGTCTAACATTGAAACAAAAACATTAACTTTCACATCAGCGACAACAGTTCCTGGAACTGTTAAAGTATTCAATACATGAACGCTCAAAACCCCATTACCTGAATCATCCAAAGCGGGTAAAGGAGTTACACTGGAAAAAGAGGAATAAATACTCCCTCCAAGCAAATTCCTATATGCCTCCGTCTGAGCCCATCCAACATCAATGGTAAAATCTTTTTCCATAGATATATCATGAATCGTCGTATAATGTGTGTTAAATGCTGGGTTGATATTTCCTCCAGTAGGATTATAAACAATGCGTAGACGACCTTTATGATAATTGGAAGAAACAACTTGAAAACGAAACCTCATAGTTCCTCTCCAATAATCAAATGGTAAAGCTGCAGCTGCACAAGCTGTTAAATGATATTCCGCACCATTCCGAACAATAATGCTCGGATCCACCCGTATCTGATACAAAGTTGTATCCTGCACATCAGCTTGTTCCCAAGTAAAACTCTCCACATAAGATTCCCTTCCTGCAATAGAAGCTATAGGTAATTCATCAGTGGGTTGAATACCTGTTATCCTAGGATCCATAGAAACCTCCTGTTTACTATCCACGGACAGCTTATTTGTAGGATACTTAGTATCAGTTACAGCCATCGATGTACGAGGCTTGGGAACCATCATAGAATAATCCAGTTGGGTAGGACTGGAATAACCAAAAATCTTAGCTATGGCAGCAACAGAACCAGCACCAATTTCTGTAGCCCGCGCAAAAGGAGCAATCATGGGAATATTGGTCAAAGCTCTTGCATAACGTGCGACAGTTGAAGCTGGTCGGGAAATGACATCTTCATTGTGTTCGTCCTTTCCAGGATTGCCCATCTCTGGAATTGCACTTGTAGGGATAGAGAATGAAACATTCTCAGCCCAAGCAAGCACAGATATTGATAGCGATTCGGTAGATCCATTCGCATGTTTGAGATCATTAATGCTCATTAACACACAATCTCCCATCGTTCGCCATTCTCTATCAGGAATGCTTAAAGCATTCTTATACCAAAAGAAAGGTAAATCCAATGAACCTCCTGAACTCTCTGTGGGATTAATAAACACTTTCATTCTCTGAGAAAGTCGGACCAAGTCTTCTTGCACATAAGCGTTTGGACGAGTCAAATAATTGTATGAATACGAATCATAGGCAATTAAAGGCTCATATGCTAACAAAGCCCGACCATAATAAAATGCATTACCGTTTATCAATAATTTTACATGCATGGTGCATTTTAACAGGTAATAATTCTTAATTTTCTCAATATTTCGAGCGTTCTCCCAAAAAAGTTGCCAAGGATTAAAACGAACAAAAATTGGACTATCCACATCCCAAGAAGTTTCCAATATCTTCAAAGGCCGTGAGAAGAAATTATCCAACGTCGCATCTGAAATAAATCCGTCGTCTCGTGTGTGATCCATCACACTGCCCCTGGAATCCATGTGTCCAGGAACATTATCTTTAAATGACATATTTTGCGTGCTGATTTCAGCGTCTCCAGCCATGCCTGAGCCGAAGATCTTATTTAATTTTGTTTTATTTGATTCGGGCTTTTAAGTTTGATCACCAAAACTGCCCAGTCTTAATGAAAAGAGCGATCTATTGTGTGGAGCCTAAATCGTACTGCTCGACGCACTCATCGGTAACCAAACACACAACATGGCTTTGCTTCCCCGTAGGATCCAGGCTCTACTGGACTCGGCTTTTAACGACTTCCGACAGGTCATAGTGGGGACTAATTGTCCCCATACTTCTCTTTCCACTGTTGGACTTTCTCCTCATAAGCAAAGTCCAATTCCTTGCACCAAATGACACAATCTTGGGCGACTAGCTTGAGCTTAGATCGCAACCACTCATAAAACGTTTCACCATGTAAAAAGGCTTCATGTAACATTGTCTGAATGGTTGCAATAGCCAAATCCTCGGGTTCACCCTTACCATGACTCATGTGGGCCATTTTCCAAATCGAAGATTGATCCAGTGCACCAAGACGCAAACCTAGCTCTGGATGGTATACACTCTTACGCTTGAGAAAATCTACTAAATGAGATTCAACGGTCTCTTCTTCCTTACCATCTTTCCGCGCGTTCGTGAATCCCATACCAACAAAGTCAAAGTATCGTTTTCGAGATGAAAATTGTGTAATATCTCTAACTTCGGGTCTTGAGCCAGCGTGTCCATCATCACCATATGTAGCAGTGTGCTCATTCGAATTATAAGAACCAAGTTCATAAAATTTATCTCCACGCTCTCTAATCCCATTCCAATGAAACGATATACGTTGATGCAAGGAGTTGTCTGTGCTATTCCCATACACGGTCATACTATTTCCTGAACACCAAAGGAACAGAAACATCAAAGTTCCATTCCAATTGACCAATGGGTTTCGCAATTCTTCTCCTATCACATGCATTCTTCGCAATGACTGTTCCCTGTAACCCATCTCCGAACCTATGCTATCATAGATGTTCAGAGACGTGCACATAACGTCCATGGATCTACTGAGATCATAACCACTGAAATCCCAATCGTTCAGTTTAGCGTCTGTAGCCAATTCATTGATGTGGGATACCAAAGCTTCCCACTCGGGTCCGGCACAATTCACTCCAACTAAACACTCCGTTTCAAGGGGATACCGTGATATAAATTCAGCTATAGGAAGATAATACATTCTGCAAGCTAACCCGAAAAGGCACTCCAATATATAAAATATACGCACTTTTTCCTTATCTTCAGGAACCACTTCATCTTTCAAACAAGTGCGCACGTACACTCCAATTCTTTCTCCACGATCGAATGTAGCAATCATATCATCAAAATATTTTTGTGCTTCCTCAGATAGCTTGTATCTTTTCCGCCCATCTTCGTAGGGATCAATTTCAAGAAACAAACCACTGTCCAATTTGTTTCCACTGGGAATACCAGCTGAAGTCGTCATGTCAAAACGCTTCATATAAAAGGATGAGGGAACTCCATTTATGGCTTCGTCCAGTGTCAACTCTTTGCAAAACTCGGGATGCTTTGCAATATGAGCCTTCAAAACAGGTAGAATTTGATTCCAATAATCGTCTCGAGCCCACTTAAGTGATTGTGGTGGAACTTCTCTAGCTCCGCGAGCAATTTTAACCAAATTTCTATTGTGAT